GACTGTCTCGCCCACCAAGCGACCGTTGCTCTTCCTCGTGGCGGCTGCCTTCCTGATGGCAGGGAAGAACTTGGCAGCAGAGACTTCCTCGAATCCAGCAGCCTTGACCGCCGCGATGGACTCCTTCTGCGCCATTCTCGTTCGCTGCGCAATGTCCTTAGGCGTCAACGGCGCGCCCGGGACAGAATGCCGATCCAGCATGTCACGAATAGGGCGCAGCCCCGGATCATTTAGCTCGGAGTCCAGCATCCGACGCGTAATCGCCCCGGCCTCCAGCTTCTTTTCCAGTTCATCGACCAGTCGCTTGACCTGCTCCTCGCCACCCGGGGCGTGTCCGATGCTCGCCATGCGCGGATAGCGCGCGGCCTGTGCGTTCCACTCGGCTGTGGCCGCTGCGATGCGCATTGGTTCGTCGCTCTTCAGGATACCCCTGATGTTGGCGATGACAGCTTCGGCGGTGACGTCATCCAACGTCTCGGTGTTCAGCAGCACCATGTTGCGTACTGGCGCATCGCCCGTGTAGCCGCCCGCCAGCACCGCCATTCTGGCATGCTCGAATTCCCTCTCGGGAAGCTTGTAGGACACCGCATGCAGGGCTGACTGAAGGTCGTCCGACATGGTTGCCAGCCGCTTCTCCCAATACGGAACATCCTTTCCGAGCACGATGGAGAGTCGGCCCGACAGATTAGCCCGCTCTTCCGCAGTGAACGTGTTCTTGGACACCGAGTACATGTGGTCTGCGAGTTGAGTAACTGCATCGCGAGGCGCCATGGACACCATGGGCTCGATGATCTCATCGACATTGGTGCCCACCATGTCCTCGGCAAGACCCTGCTCCAGCAGGTTGCGCTGTCCCCATCTGGATGCCATCAGGTTCGCTTGGTCTACCGAATACGACTTGATGGCGATATCCAGATCATTCGTGATGTCGAACTCTCGACCGAGCGCGCGTAGGTCCGAAAAGGTCTGCGCCCCCCAAGCTCGACGGAAACCTATCACGGCCACGCCGGTATGAAGGTCCACGACCGCGCGCTGCACGGAGCTAGGCTTGTACACGGCAAACGGGTCGAACATGCCTCGCGAAACACGGAAAACTGGCCCCATCACGGGGTCCTTCTGCACCGTGCTCACGAGAACCCCGAGCTTCTGGTAGTTGCTTTCGGCCACTGCCATGCGCTCTGCCAGTGTGGCTCCCTTAGGAGCTGCGCGGGCCACTTGTGCGCCGATGGTGCCAGCCTTCGAGACGGCACCCGCGCCCAGCGTGGCGTACGTCAGGGGATCGGTAACGACGGACCCTGCGATCTGGCCCAGCAGGTTGCGCGTGATGCCCTGACCGTGAGTGACGATGTAGTCCTGCGCATGGTCAATCGACCATGCCCCACTCCGCCACGCATCGATAGCCTTCTTCTCGACGTCGCTGACCTCCAGCCCAAGGTCCAGTCGCGATGCAGCCTCTTCGACACGATTGCGTCCGCCCTTGCTGGCAGTCTCGACAATCTTGCGGGCCTGATCCTCCGTGATCTCGCCAGCCTTCAGCTTCTCAAAGGCAGCCTCGGCTTCGTCCCCAACGCCGATGGTATGACGGGATTGATCCAGCGTACCCGGCTTTTCGTACGCAGCCTTGATCTCCTCGTATGTGTTGCTCGACGTGCCCGGATCGAAGAACCCAGCTCCACCAAGCAACCGCTGTGAAGTGTTGCCCAGCAGCCCCAGCCAGCCGGTAATGGCATGGGAAATCCCACCGCCAAGGGAGCCCACGGCGCGACCGCCAAGATACTGCTCGGGGGTCGTGCCCAGTGTCGAGTTGTACTGCATGTCATCGATGTACTTGAAGGCTTCCAAATTGAAATCCGCCTTCATGTTGCCGCCGTACAGGAAGTCGGCATTGGCCGCTTCCCTGACAAGCAACCACTGATCGTACATCGCAGCGTCGTTCTTCTTTGCCCACTCACCAAGCTGCTCGAAGTTGGTGTCCGCCCCTGTCGCCCACCCGAGAGGCACGCGCGCAGCCGCCGCCGCACCAGCCTCCAGCGGCTTGACGACCATGTTGGTCCCGAAGTCGTGGACTACGTCACCTGCCGTGCCAAGGATGTCACCCAGCAGGGGCACACCCCCCAGAGGGGAGCCGTTCCCTGTTCCGAAGAGGACGTCACCGAGATAGTCGATGCCCCGGGCCATCCGCTGCGCGGGGTCCAAGGCGTCCACTTCCTCCTGACTCGCGGGCCTCCACGCCTCGCCCGTGACGTACCCGCCGGACGGCCCGGAGCCGGGCGTCGGGAATGACAATGACGGCAGCGTAGGCCCAGCGGGGACGGGCTGCGTCAGGCTCCCCGGAGTTGCAGGCGCAATCGGGGCTGTGGTTTCAGGCGGCGAGTCCGTAGGGCTGACAGGCCCAAACGGCTTGCTCCAGTCGATCATCTCGCGGCACTACGCCAATCATACGGCCCAGTCGCCGGATTGCCTGCCGTGCTCGTCGGCGCCGGGGTCGGCGCAGGCTGGAAGGTCGGGTTGACACCCGCCGGGTTGGTTGGCGTCGGCGTCGGAGTGGGAGTCGGTGTCGGCGTAGCGGTCGGGGCCGGGCTGCCCTGAGGTTGCTGCGGCGGTGCGCCAAGGCCCGGCAGGATGTTGCTGAGAAGCCCCTGCGCAAGCTGGGCATTCGCAGCGAGGCCCTTCGCATTGCCATACAAGCCGCTAAGGTTGGCGTTCCGGCTGCCAAGGTAGCTCGGCAGGTTCGGCAGGCGCAACTCGCCAGCCTCACCGAAGTTGATCGTGAGTTCGCCCTTGTAGGCAGGCGCGTTGTATGCAACACCGGGGAACTTCAGGTCGTTGCGGGTCGCGGCCGGGAAAGTGATGCGCTGGTCCACGGGGGCGAAGCTGCTCTTAGGCGTGGTGATGTCCCTCCACGCATCAGCGATACGCGGATCGTACGGGTTCGTGGTTCCCAGTGTGTCCATCGTCTGCTTCAGGAATGCCTGCTGGAACGCAGGATCGGACGTGAACGCGCTGATCTGGTCCTGAGTCTGGGTTGCAGTCGATGCTCGCACCGATGCCTGAAGCGGAGAATTGAAGGTGACACCCGGAACATCGCCAGCGGCCAGCCGAGAGGGGCTGTACGCAGACGGCTTCAGCGCCGCCGCTTCGGGCTGATACAGTCCGACGGAAGTAGGCGTTTCGTTCCCTTTTTCATTCCCTGCCGCGTCGATATCAACGACGGTCTGCGTTGTGACAAGCTTGCCATCCTTCAGCGTCACCGTAATGTTGGTGCGCTGCCCGGCCTTACCCTTCTCAGAAGTGTCAGCAGTTTTCAAGATCAGCTTGCCGCCAGCCAGAAGGGTCTGCTGGTCCTCGGGAGTCAGCGGTTGCCCATTGGCATCACGCAGTCCGGCCAGCGCCGTCTGGAGATCGGGAGCAGCCGGTGTCACATAGACATCGCCCTTCGTGTCAATTTGGGTCGTGGCGTTCTCGGCAACGGGGGAAGAGGTAGACCAGTGGGCGTTGCCCTGCTCATCGTGGTAGCCCCACAACTGAATGGTCTTGCCGCCGACGTTGTAGCTGAGTTGCCGTCCGACCAGCGTGGGAGGAGCGCTCGGGTCCAAGGGGTCGTTGGCATACACGGCATGCGGAGACACCATGGCCAGAACGGCCTTGCCATTGGCGCCGGGGACCATGACGGCCTGAGAGCCCGGAGGAATAGCACCTGCCGGGACCATTCCAATCGGACCCTGTCCGGTCGGATCGAACTGCCCGTTCTTGTCCACGGGGGCATACGCCCACGCAGTCGGGTTAGCTGTCATCTCGGCCGCAGTCTGCGCCCACCCACCAAGCTGCATCGCCGTTTCGGGGTCCACCCCGGGCCTTCCAAGCTGGGCAGGACCAAACGACGGGTCATCGCCCGCATCCTGACCAAGCAGGCGTTGCGCGTCAGCCGTAAGCATGGTCTGCGCTTCCGGCGAAATCCCCGGCGTCTTGGCCAGCTCCGTCAACTGCTCGCTCCACTTGGCAGCCGCAGCCTGCTTGTCCATGACAGAGGCATTCGGATCGTTGTAGACCTTTCGGAACAGGTTCTCCCCCATCGTATAGGTCTGAGTCACCGGCCATAGATTCAGGTTGCTACCCTCAGCAGCCATTGTCGCCATGCCCTGAGCGGCGCCCGCATATGCCGACACGTAGCCGTCCTTCTGGGCTCGATCTGCGATCTGCTCGTAGCCGTCAACGGCATCCTTCATGTGCTGCCTGTAGTAGTCCGGCGTGAGCTTCCCATTCCAGTCAGGGTCCCCTCTTTCAAGGGAGTCGAGAAGCACGCGGTACTTGTCCGGGTTGGTCGCGACATCCTGCGTCAGGATGGCCAGCAGCTCTTCCCCGTTGGCAGTCACGCTCAGTCCGGTCTTCGCAGACAGGTCATGGACCGCCTTGGCCAGCGCATCACCGATTGCAATGTCCTTGGCCGTGGTGTTCTTCACGAACTTGTTGAATGCCTCCACCTTGGCCCGCTCGGCGTTGGCTCGTGCCTTCGCCTTGGCGCTCTCAATGAGCTGCGCCGCGTCCTTCTGAAGCGTGCGGTAGAACTCGCTGTTCTTCGGCACCTTCCGCGACCAGCGGATGAAGAAATTGGCGTACTCCCGGTCGCTCAGGCGTCCCTGAAGATGCGCAAGATCGGCTTTCGACTGCTCGACGGCATACGTGAGCTGCAAGACCTTGTTCTTCGCGTCCTCGTACATGGGATCGCCTTCGTCAAGGTCTTTCATGCGCCCGCGCCAGTACGCGAGCACCATGTCGTCAGTCGCCTTCTTCCCCTCGAACGTGCCGCCATTGCGCCACGCGTCCATGATGAGGGCATCGCGACGCGCCACGTACTCGCGCGCAAGCGCGATGATCTGCGCGGAGATGTTGGGAACTACCCGAGGCTGGAGGCCGAAGGAGCCCCGACGGCTGCGTGCCATTACTTGCCCTTCTTCTTAGGAAGAGGCTTGTGCTTCGGCGTCTCCTTCTCCCATCGCTTGGCCATCTCCGGGTGAGTGGCGTGCATCCACTTGCGCTGTGCCTGAGACTTGAACGGCATGGCTACCGCCTCCCGTACTTGGTGTTGCTCAGGATGCGCCCGGAGAGCTTCCCGCCCTGAATCATGGACTGGACCTGCATCCCCTGAGGCCCGTTCTGCGCGCCCTGCGGCCCCTGCGCGAACGGGCTGCTCTCGGCGCCTGCCACCTCAGGCATCACGCCCTGATCGCCGCCAAGCTGCGATGAGAGTGCATTCTGCGGGGTGCCCATACCGAGCGCGTCCTGAAGCGCTGCGGCGCCCGAGTTCTGCTGCCCGGCAGCCTGCTCTGCGGCGCCCTGCGGCATCTGGGCAGATGCCGCGTTGAGGGCCGTCATAAGCTGGACCATCAGGTTGACCCGATCCGGCCACAGGGTGGCATCCGTGCTCTCGCGCCGGATGATGTTCTGCTCCTGCTCCGGGTCGTCCACGCCGACGGCGTCCATGCCGCGCGCCTGCGACCAGAGCTTCGAGTTGACAAGGTTGACCGCGCGGGTCGCCGTTTCCATCTCGTCTCGCGGGCTGAGGGACGGATCGAGCAGGTCGAGCTTCGGCATGCCCCGCCTCAGGATGCCCTTCAGGAACTTGGCGTTGTCCCCCGCCATGTTGGACCAGACCTTGCACACAAGCTCCCACGTCTTGCGGTCCCACTCGTAGAAGAGCAGGCGCCGCATTGCAATGCGGGACTCGTAGTTCGCCAGCAGCGCATTGATGGCCTTCGAGCTGTTCAGGACCGCCGTCGGAGCGAGGCCCAGCAGCAAGTCGTTGAGGCCCGAGATAATTGCCATTTCCCGGTCGAGACGACCAAGGAACTGCTCCAACTGGAACTCGGCAATGTACGGGGCAATGGCCTCGAAGCGGTTGCCCGGTCCGGGGCTGACGGTCTGGTTGAGGATGGGCTTGACAGCCGCAGCCCCGCGCGCCGGGGCGTTCTCGCCCGTGATCTGCCAGTAGTCACCCGCCGTGGCCTTCTGGATCATCTGCGCGCCAGCGCTGATCCGGGTCATCTTCTCGCGGATCAACTGCTCCATGTCGTGTAGCTCTGAGCGGCCGGTGGGCACGCCCGGGACGAAGGTGTTGAACAGGGGGACGTACGGGATCGTGCCTTCGTAGTAGCCGTACTTCTCGTCCCGAACCACCTCGTTGCCGACGATGATGCAGTTCCACGTCTCCATCTTGGCCGGGTAGCCCTTCTTCCCCAGCTTGCCGGGCTTCCGATACCAGTAGTCCCAGACCTCAACGCGTGAGGGACCCCAGTTCAGCTCAGGGTACGGAAGGTCGGCGCCCACGGCGTCCAGTGCCCCCGCCACCCACGGCACGATGGTTCCATCGTTGAGCTGCTTGGCCGTGACCTTGACGCTGTACCGCTCCGTGACGGAGTTCGGGTCCAGCAGCGTGACCTGCGCGGCCCACTCCAGCTCGTCGTAATTGTCATCCTTGAACCCCATGTAGAGGTTCCGGGGGTTGATGACAACCTCTGCACAGGCATGCCCTTCCGCCGTGTCCGGGTAGACGAACGACGCCGTTCGGCCGTAGAGCCCCTTCACTGTCGCGGCCTTGTGCCGCTTCAGTTGCCACTCCTCCTCCGAACGCCAGCTTTCACGGATGCGTTCCATGGCATTCGCATCTTCGCGGGCCATGTCGCTGTCCTCGATGGCGATGACGTTCTCAATGGGCTCTACGGCCTGTAGGGCAGCCGGAACCTCAACGTAGACCTGAGGACTGTTGATCGAGACGTGTGAGCGACCGTCGATCTTCAGGTTCGGGTCATCCGCCCAGAGGTCGGCGCCGAATTGCGTAAACGTCGTGGTGTAGAACAGGCTGTCCATGCGCCGACATTCGTCGGCAAACTGGTCATGCTCGTTCGAGATGCCCTCGATCCGGCCCTGAAGCTGACGCTGAAGAGCCATGCTGGGAGATTCCCCCAAGGCAAGGCCGAGTTCCAGCGTGAGATCGGTGTACTTCTGCTCCACTAGACGTTGCTCACGGTGAGATGAGTGTAGGACGTCACTTCGGCAACGTCAACGTGGCGGTGGTTGTGCGGCTCATGTCCATGCCAGCGAACAGCCGTTCCTCCGCCGTCATCTCCCGGTCCTCTCTTTCTGCGCCGTAAACGAACGAGCTGTCCCGCTTTGCCCCCGGCAGTGGCAGCGCTCGCGCCAACTTCACAATGATAGCAAGGCACATGACAAGGTCTTGCTCCTGCTTGCGGTCGGCCAGCTTGTAGTTGAGGCACTGACGCTGCGCGTCGGCCCAATAGCCACTTGCTGGCAACTTGATGCGCCCCTCGTCAAACGCAGTCCGCAGGTCCGAGAGTAGCTGGCGCTTTGTCTTCACCACGCCGCCGAACTCGATGGTCCGCACCACCGGGATCGCCTCCTCCAGAAGCTCCTTGAACATGTGGCCACCCAGCGCCGTATGGTCCACGCCCGTCTCCACCTCGCCGCCGCCCTTGGCGTACCGCTTGTGGTCGCGCTCCCCGAGGGCAACGATGCCGCGCGTGGTCTGCTTGCCCTCCTGCCGGTCGAGCGACACGCCGATCAGGTTGCCCTGCTGGTCCATCTCGCAGACCATGGACCAGCACTTGTCCTTCAGCCCCGGGTCGAGCGCGTGCGCATACACGTGCCCCGCCCCGGCTGGCTCCTGAGACTCGGGCAGGTCGTCCTTGAACGCCGCGCGCACGGACTCCGCGTTGAACCAAACGCCCGCCGCCTGAATGAACATGCCGTCGATGTTCTGATCGATCCACGCCTGCGGCTGGTGCAGGATCAGGGCGTTGAAGGATTCCTTGTCGATGCCATACCCGATGTTGTCCCGGGTGGACATCCGCATGGAGAACCGGCGCGGGTCCCGGAACGGGTCTTCCGGGTCGCCCGTGTACCACAGGTCTTCGTACTCGGTGCTGGTGTCGGCTGACGGCGTCGAGATCAGAATGAACTGCCCACCCGTAGACAGGCGCCGCGCATGCATGACTTCCTCTAGCAGGTAGCGCAGGGTCGGGGCTTCCTGAAGACCCGCCTCATCGAATGACAATCCATGCATGTTCATGCCGATGGCAGACAACGCCTTGGCCTTGGTGCTGCGGAAGTGAATCTGCGCCCCGCCCAGCTCGGAGGCGAACGCAACCCATGCGTACTCGCCGCGCTCCTTCGGGCCGTCGGTCCACGGGACACCCTCGACCACCGTGGCCTTGGCTACGCGACGTGCCCCGACCGTGGAGTCGCCATCGCCAATGGCCTGCGTCCACGGACAACCGTGCTTCTGCGCCGGATGCGACCCGCCCAGCAGGTTGACGATCTCCGTGAACACCTGCTCCGCCGGGGCCTGCTCGACGGCGAAGTGCCACCAGTGGTACGGCAGCGAGCCGAAACGCTTCAGTTCAGCCGCGTCAGTGGTCTTCGGAGGCTCCAGCCCGGTGCGGTAGACGCACGAGTGCAGGATGATAACCGACAAAGCGAGGGTCTTTCCCGCACGGTTGCCAGCGGCTACCATGATCCAGTAGTAGAACGCGCGCCAGCGCGAATCGGTGCGCTTGATGTACGCCTCGACCATTCGGCGCTGGCCGGGATGCAGCTTGATGCCGAGGAAGACTTCCGCGAAGCGGATCGGCTTCCACCGGCACAGCTCAAATTGCTTGACCCAGTAGTTCTCTTCGCTCATTCGCCTTCGATCTCCTCGCCAGATTGAAGGGCTGGCGTCACGACCCCACCCACCAACGCCTTCGGCGCCAGCCCGGCGTTGGTCATCGCCTCGAAGAGCCCCAATTTCAATTCGCTGGCAGTCTTCTCGCGCCGGTCGCTGAGGCCCTGCGTCTTCAGGATCGACCCGATTGCGGCCTGCGCGTCCTTGCCGAGGATGTCGTAATACTCGGACCAGTCGGCCATGGGCAGCGGCTCGCCCTTCGCATCCACCTTGCCCTCGCGCGACGCGTTGACGAGCGCGGCACGCTCCTTTGCCAGCGCGATGCGCCGCTCGACCTCATCCAACTGCATGCGCTGAAGCTCCAGCACGCGCTCCCGCGCGGGGCGCACAGGCTCGATGACGACCGCGCGCAGGTTGGGGTCGCCATCGGCGTGTTCCTTCAGGTGCTTGATGATGACATTGCTGACCAAGCCCTTCTGGTCCAGCACGCGGGCGATGGCCTCGCCGCTCATGCCACCATTCCACCCGAGTTCGATCAGGCGCCGCCGGTCGGGGTTGCGGCACACAAGGCACCGAGCTGAAATTGTCATCGACTTCCCAGTATCACGTTGACTCGCCCGTCCCGCAAGTGGGATGGGCGGATGACGAAGGACGGAATGCCGCACAGGTTGAGCAACTGGAGCCATTCCTGCTGTTCCGGCTCCACGATGCCTTCCTCTTTCTTGCATTCAATGGCCATGGCTCCCAGCTTGGGGTGCGCGAGGAAGAGATCGGGCCACCCCTTGGACATCGCGGTCACGAAGACCGGATTTCCCTCCGAATCGAAGGCTGCAATGCCTCTACCGGCGTGCGCAACCTTCCATCCACGCCTTTTCGCCCGCCCAACGATGCTTTTCTGAAGCGCGGCCTCGCTCATGCGCCTGTCCACACACTGTTCCGGTGTGATCGTCCGGTGGCGGGCGCCACAGAAGGGGCAGGAGGGCCGCGAAGCGGCCGAATGTTGAGCAATGCCGAGTTTAGTCGTCATCTTCGACCTCTTCGGCATGGTCCGTGATGTTCTTCAGGCGAATTCCAATGTAGAAGTTGCCCGCTGCGCGGCTCTTGCGCTCGAATCGAGCCATCATGGTGCGCGCAAAGTTGTTCATGGACAGCTTCTCGTAGCCGTTCGTCTCGCAGAACGCGTCGAACGCCTTGTAGAACTGGCCCCCGGGGACCTCTTCGTGTGTACCTTGTACACACATCGTGTCGATGAACGACGTGACGGGGTCGTTCTCGGCAATGTAGGCTCGGGACCAAGCCGTCACCTTGACAGGCTCGGGAATCTGACTGGTCTGGAGGTACTGGTGGGCCTGCACGGCCATGGCGACCAGCGCTCCGCGCAGGTTGTCGGGCGACTGGAGGCGCCCTTCCAGCTCGTTGTCGGCCCGCTTCGGGTCCCGGTAGTCCTCCATGAACCGGATGATGCGCACGCGGCGCTGCATCGACGGCCCGACGTCGTCCGTCCGTGGCGGCTCGTTGGTCAGGAACACGATCTTGTGGGTCGGCGTGAACGTCTTGTACTTGGACGAGTACAGGGTGCGAGCCTCGATGGGGTCGTTGCCCGAGTGGGCCTTCAGCAGTTCGTCGTTGAACTGCCCTCCCTGAGGCTCCGACATGAAGGTGAACCTAGCCCCTTGGAGCTTCAGCAGCTCGGGCCGCGCCTTGTCACTGCCCACGGCCCCGAACTTGTTCCGCATGTACAGCGTGTCGGGCGGCGAGTAGGCATAGTCGCCCAGCGCCTTCGTCACCGTGCGGGCGAGGATGCCCTTCCCGTTCGATCCACCGCCGACCCACATCCAGAACTTCTGCTCTTGGTTGGTCCCGATCATGGAGTAGCCCAGCATGCGCAGCAGGTAGGCTGCCGTGTCCGGGTCGTGGGACATGATCTCCTCGATGAAGTTCGTGAACGGGTTGTAGTCGGCCTCAGGGTCCCAGTCGAAGCCGGTGGAGCGCGAGATCAGCAGGGCGGGGTCGGGATCGGTGTCGAGACTCAGGGTCTTCAGGTCGAGAATCCCGTTCTCGAACCCCATCAGCGTCGGGTGGAGGTCCCATTCCTCGCCGGTCATTGCAATTGCCGGGAAGGATGTCAACGTCTCCAGCACGGATTTCTTCTTCTGGAGGTTGAGCATGGTCGCGTAGACCTTCATCGAGTCTTCGCTGGGGTTGATCGACTTGCTGGGCAGCCACACGTTGACGAGCCGGTCGCGCACCTTCTCGAAGATCAGGTTGGTGCGGTCCGGGCGCCAGCGGATGCCGTCCCAGATGTGCCACATGTGCGTCGAGTGGTCGAACCTCACCCGGTCCCCGAGCCCCAGCGGGGCAGGCTGGGCCAGCATCGTCGCGAAGTAGTCATCCCGCGACGTCAGGTGGACTGCCTGCCGCAGTGCCTCGAACTGCTCTTCGGCGCTAGGCACGGGCAGCTCGCTTGTACGCGCCACGGATGGTGTCGCGCGCACGATTGAGCGGATGGTTCCCGCGTGCGGCGGCTGCCATCAGTCGCTCCCTCGCGATCTCATACGGTACGCCTTCCTCCCGGCACGTCATTGCCGCCCAGTGGATCACGTTGTTCTGGTTGCCGTCGGCGGCGGTTTCGATGGCCCGCTCCAGACCGGCCGTTTGGTAGTCCCAATGCTTCTCCCAGAGCCACCATGCTACACCTTCCGCCGGGACCATCGTGAAGCTGGTCATCTGCTCCTTCTCGGGAGCGGTCGCCTCGAACTGTTCTTCCGCCCGGAAGCGCTCCGCCGCCCCGGCGGGCAGCATGTCGGGCATCTGCGCGATGCCACCGGAGACGATGGACGTGATCCACGTGTAGGACCCGTCCACCGCCCCGGTGTCATCGAGGTGAAGGGATGGAGGCGCGGCGACGTATCCGCCGAACCCCTTGAAGAGGAGGGTACGGCGCGGGTTGGGCTCCTGCCCATCCCCGAGCCAGCGGTTCCTGTTGGCCCCCGGCCAGTAGAACCACACGTGGATGCCGTTCTTGGTCTGTGCCGCAACCGTCTCGTCGCTGGCCACGAAGCCGAGATCGATGAGAAGCTGCGCCGCCCTCTCGGAGTCCACGTCAGCGACGAGAAACCCGGGCGGAATGAGAATGGCGATCCCCGTGACCTTGGGGTCTGAGAAGGTGTTCCGCAGGTGGTCGAGTTCCACCCCCTGCGGAACACCGTGGAACGACTCGTCCCATGACCAGCCGTCGCCGTGCACGTGGGCGTTCGGCTTCTTACCGCTGAGGGCAAGGATGTGCAGCCCCGCCGTCAGGTACTCCACGGCAGCGTCGAACAGGGCGGTCATTGGGTTGGCTCAGGCTACCAGTTCACGGACCAGAAGGCGAAGCCGGACTCCTCGTACGCCTCGCACTTGTGGTCTTGGTGGTCGGAGTTCGGGATGGCCTTGCCGCCCGAGTTCGACCCGCAGGATGTAAGCGAGAAGACAGGGCGCCAGATGGACGAAGACCCGTTCTTCCGATACTGCAAGGAGTCGAAGTTCACCTTGTCGTCCGCGTTGGCGAAGCCAGAACCATCGACCTTCCACTCTGCCGCCCATGATACGTCGAGGTTGTTCGCGTGGGACCAGCAGAACGTGGAAATGTCATCAAGGGACTTGGTGACGACGGTCGATCCGTCGATCTTGAAGACCCAGTTCGATGAGCCGCGCTCGATGGAGAACGTGTGAGGGCTGGCGTCGAGGTCTTTGATATACCTCGCAGTCGGACCCGTCAGGGCGGTGCACTCACCCATCGCGTAGAACGCCTGAATGGGTCCCCCGTTCCCCTTGCACTGTGCCATCAACGGTGTGTAGCGTTCGGTGTCGGCACATCTGATGATGCCCAACTGAACGATATGAGAACCCGTCATCTGTGATTGATCTGGCGTGATGGCTACCCATGCCGCGACACCACTCGCGTACGTCGGTACGCCCGGGTCATTGCAGTGCTTGAAGGTGGCATTGGCCGGGTTGATCCGACCCGAAACCCAGTTGACGCCTTCTGCCGGGTTTCGAGACATGCCACCCACGCCTGCGCTGGGGCTGCCACCAGTGCAATCGCTGTAGTCTGCGAACACGGGCGTTGCCGTGAACAGGAACAGGCTCGCCACGATGGCAAGACTGGCCAAAAGGGAGAGGAGCTTGCGCATTGCAATCCTTTCTACGCTGCGTGGAACCTCCCTGCCCGATGCAGCTACTAACCGGGCAGGGAGGCAGACCCCCAAACGGGGGACCATGAAGCCCCCAATGGCTCCCGGACCGGACGGTTCGCCGCCCGCTTCCTCTGTGGGTGGCCTTTGGCACCCGGGAGCCGTTGGGCTCATTCAGCCGAGCCTGCGCTTCTCCATGAAGGCGTGCAGGTCGGTCGAGAGGATGACGTAGCCGCGTCCTCTCTTCACGGGCTCGCGCGTGGCGAGCAGTTCACGGCGGCGGATAGCGCGCCGGATGGTTTCCGGGTGGCACTCAGCCGCCACGGCAGCCTGAACCACCGTGAACCTCCGTCCGGGCGCTGCCATCGCTACGCCTTCGCGGGAGCCGCCTTGCGCGGCTTCGCAGAACCAAGCGTGGCCTCGATCTGGGGCCACCCCTTGGAATTGTGGCTCACCTGCACGTTGACCTCGCGGTTCGCGACCGCAGAAAGGTCGGCCGGGTTCTCCGGGGTGCTGGCCAGCCATGCCGCGAACTCGGCCGGGGTCAGGATGCCCTTCAGCAGGGCGTAGGAATTGGCCTTCTCGTGGCTGGACATGTTGCGCGTCATCGCTTCCAGATCGAGCGTGTCGTCCGGCGACTCGGCGTCGTCCAGCATGACGGGCTGGCGGTCCTCATCGAGCAGGGTGAAGCTGAAGTGGAAGCGCCCACCGTCGTCGGCCTTGCCGAACTTGTCCTTCTCCTGCGCCCAGTCCTCATGGACCTTGTGGTAGATGTCGTTGAAGCGCGCGACGTACAGACCGTCCGCGATCTGCGGCGCTTCGCCAGCCGAGCTGGTCGGTGCGGGGATGTGCATGTGGCTCCTTTCGCCATATGGTCCACGTGTCTTTGTGGTGCTTCCAGTCTGCCACACCTTGCAACACGAGTCAAGGC